CCATTTTCATCTAAATAGATATAGTATTGAGCTGGAACTCCTGCTACATTAAATGATCTATTATAGTTAGTCTGTTTACCAAAGTTATCAAATATAGAAGCACTATATGCCACTGTTCCTGCATTAATATTAGAAGCAGCTTGTATTTGGTACGATGATGAGTTAGCGTTTTGCGGTACTGCTTTTAATAAAGAACCGCTTACTCCTGATAACGACATAGAGAAAGGAGTGTCAGATTCAGTATCAGAAATTGTTACCCCTACTAAATAAGTATTAGTAGAAATAGATGCTGTAAAGTTAGCAGTTTGATCGCTAAAAGTAGCTGTTGGAGCAATATTTGCAAACACATTTACTGTTACGCTTCCAGATCCTACATTGTCGTATTGATCTCTAAAAGTAATATCTGTATTAATAGTATCTCCTGAACCTGTAGCAGAACCGCTAAGATTAGCTGCTAGTGTAAGATTACCGCTATTATCTACTGCAATAGCTGCGTTAGAAGATGTAAACGATTGAACTATTGCTGAACCGTAGTTAGGAGAGTAAGATACTGTTAACTGAGAAGCATTTCCGGCTCCAAATCCTGTAGCATCTCTCAATACTGCTCCACTAACTGCAGATTCTATAATATATGATGTAGTATCTCCTCCTAATGTTCCTATACTTGCTGCTGCAATAGTAAATGAATCATTTTCAGTATTTGTTCTAAATGAATGTTCATCATCTACTGAAGCTGTGTAGGTATAAGTTGAAGCACTTAAGTTTTCTTTTGCTTGTAATAACCAGCTGTTACCTGATTGAATAGCATTTAACTGACTTCCTGTTCCTTCGAAAGTAACACCGGCATAGTCAATAGTATCTCCTTCTGTATCACTAAATGTTAAAGTAACAAGTGTTGAACCAGAACGGGCTAAGTTAGTATTTTGATTTCCTGTAGTATCTGTAAATGTAATATCTGGTGCAGCATTTTGAGTTACGTTTACTGAGAATGTAGCTGCTGTTTCTGTATTAAATGAGTTACTTGCCGTTACTGAACCTGTCAAAGTAGTACCTGCAATATCTCCAGAACCGGATAGGTTTCTGTTTAGTAGTAGATTACCTGAACTATTAACAGAAAAGTCAGCAGTTGGCTCTACATACCATGTTACTGCTTGATTAGAACCAAAATCAGCTATAGTTCCGCTAAATCCATTAGTAGAGTCGTAAACATTATCTCCTGCTAAAGCAGATTCTATTGCATAAAACTGCTGCACTCCTGTTAATGAAGGAGGAGTATCATCTGCGATAGGAATGGTTATAAGAGCCGAGCTAGAAGTTGCATTATATGCATCACTTACAAAAGCTCTATATACATACGTGTCAATTAAGTCTGAATTGAGCCAAACTGCTGGTTTTCTAGTTACTTGACCAGTTGAAGAGTTAATTATAAAAGGATCTTCATGAGGGTCAAGTAGTTGAGAAGTTCCTCCATATGATCCAGTAGCTACAGGTGAACCATCTAAAGAAAGACTGCTTAGACTAAATCTGCTATAAGTAATTGTGTCACCTTCACTATCGGTTGCAGTTGTTACAAACCCGGCTGATGTTCCATTACCACTATTTTCGTTAACTCCAGTTAATGTTTGAGGATTAATAGAAGGTTGAACATTATCTGTTACAGTAACACCTACAAATATTGTAGTAAAAGAAGCTGCATCTTGAGCTGCTTCATAATGTTGATCAGAAGCTGTAATGCTCATACTATATGCAGTAATATTTTCGTAATCTAACGATGCAGTAGTTTGGTAAATACGTACATAGTTAGAATGTAAGGACATTGAGAAGTGGTTATTAGAGTCTGAACCGGTCCTAATAGTTATAGAGTCACTTTCATCGTCTGTAAAGTATATTTTTGTAACTTCTCCTGCTGTTGCATTTTCGTTTCTGTTAGCATTAAAAGAAGTTATAATAGATCCACCTACTCCAGTTTCTCTAAACTTAGGAGCGGTATTAATTACAACGTAAAGATATATGGTACTAGTAGAAGAAGCACCAAATGCATCAGTTACAGTAACCTGTACTGGGTGAGTTAGTGTTCCATCACCTCTGTCAACGGTGTTAAATGCTGCTTCTGTAGGAACTACATTTAGAGTAACAACACCATTTGATGAAATTCTAACAAAATCATCTGTATATGCTGAGGATGTGTTAAAAGTTATAGAATCACCTTGAGTATCAGTGGCACTCAATGAAAAAGCTTGAGACCCAGAAGTATTAAACTCAGTTATATTAAAATATGGACTACCTGTAATACTTAATTCTGGTGCAGTGTTAGTAAAAAATATGTTTTCTAAAAATTCTTGTACACTTCCTGATGTTCCTGCATTAAATGATGCACTAAACATAGTACCCATATAAGGGTTGGTAACTATTCTATTACCGTTAAACGTTCCTCCAAAGCTAAAGTCAGCTGCTGCTGCTGATGCAGAAATATAGGTAGGGTCAACATAAGATGCACTATCTGCCTGTACTGCATGTGAAGAAGATACTTCATTTACTATTTCATATGATGCTGATAGTGCATATGATGCAGTTAAAGCATTAATTGCATAAGAAGCAGTAGCAACAGATAAAGAACCTGTTGTTGCATCCGTTATATATGAAGAAGTAGAGGAAGTTAGACTATCTACCTGTGTTTGTATAGATGAAGTAAATGAATTGAAAGTGGCACTTGATACATCTCCAACAGAAGAAGTTATAAATCCAAAGTCTTCAATTTGTTGAGATGAAGATATAGTACCTGCCGGGGTAGTATCTCCACCAAATCCTAATGCTGCTGCTGATTCTGATGTTAAATACCCAGAAGCACTAATTTGAGCAGAGGATGATATGTAGGTTGATGATGTAGTCAGGTAAGATGCTGTAACAGATGTTAACGTCTGTATACTAGATAGCAAGGAACCTGTAGTTATTTGAATAGCAGCAGATGCACTTTCTAATGCTCCTACTCTTAAGTTATTAGATGATGAGTAACTAAGTAAAGATGCTGAAAAAGCATTTAAAGGTCCTAAACTGGCAGAACCTACAAACCCTGCTTCTACGTTGGTCAGTCTCTCACTTAAAGGTATCTCATTTATATAGAGTTCAGAACCAGAAATATTTAACCCTCCTGAAAAGGGGGTTAGTTCGGTGGTTGTGCTACCTGAGTTAAATATTAACGAACCTGAGAGTTCTGATGAAAATCTAGTCATTTACCTCTATGTCTTGTTTTTTTTACTTTGTTGACACAACCATTACTCTTAATAAATATCAACATAACTAACCTTTTGTTGCAATTTCATTAGTTATTTTAACTGATGACTTACTATACATTTTTTTTGAGTTAAAATTGATAGCGTTGATAGTGTCAGTAATAATGTATCCAAGTAAATTTATGTCAAATTCTGTCTTTACAATACGGTCATTACCTTGTACCAGCTCTGTTGAGGTAGTGTATGTGTTAATCATAGCTCTAAATTTGAATTTATTAACATCACCCCAGTAGGAATCTGATGCAAAGTTAACACCTTCAATTATTTTATTGTTCTGCTCCATGTAATCTGTAAAAATTACACAGTTGTAAGTAATGTTAACGTAGTCAGGGATTGCAACAGCATACATTTCAGTGTCTGGTATTCTATTATTTAGTATTCCGAACCTGTCATATGCGTTTTTTTGTGAGTACTTCTTAGTGAATATACCAAAATTTTGTGGATTGTTACCATCTAACTTATTACCTAGCTGTCTATTCTTTTCTAAACTTGCTCTTCTAAATGTAATTAAAGGAGCTTGCATTTTACCATTTTTATCACGGTAGTACCCGTCTTTTTGCATAGCTGCCCAACGTTCAGGAGAAGCATAAACTAATGGTACGTTAATAATACTACCATTTTGAGTGACTTGAGGCTTTAAAACATTGTTAAAGTAGTAAAATATAGCTTCATCTATGTCTTTTACACCAACAGTAATAGTTTGAACAGTATCGTTGTCTCTAGATACCTGTAAAGCTCTATTATCTAAGTTAGTTTGTACCTCGTACTGAGGAATTGGTTTATTTCCAGCCATATTACTATCTGCTTACTACTTCTGTTATACCAACCTTATCTGCTCTTGTTAAATGACAATCGACTATAATAGATACCGATGATCCAAAGTTATTTCCATATGAGGCTAGGTTATAACTACTGTCTCTACCTATAAATAACTGGTTTTCTCTTACTGTATCTACTTCATAGAAGTCGTTGTGCCACTGTATAATGTCTCCTACCTCTGCTACAACGTTTGCTGCTTCTAAATCTTGTCTTATAAATGCAAATGAAGCTTCTCTACCTAAATCAGGTCCAAATTCTTGTATATCTATTACTTGATCACCACGAGTTATAAGGCAATTGAACTTAACAGCTTCCCAAAATGACTTTTGCATTGCCTCACCATATAAATTAACGTCGGTATCCTCTAAACTAATTTTATGGTAAAGAATTTCTTGCTCAACTATGTCTTGAATAAGTTCTCGACTTAGTTTAGTCATTAAATTAAAGTCTCTTGTTGATCCAAATAGCATTACTTCTCTTCTATTGTTTGTTCCCCGACTTCTACACTAACTATATTACTGTATTTGTTGGTTGCGTTATCTTTAAATGCCTGAAAAGCCTCGATAGGCTCTTTTTGACTTATTATTTTAACTTTATACGTTGCTAAACTACTATCTCCATCTTCTGATGCTATAGTTACGGTTGTAACGCCTGGTAGTGCACGTAAAGCATCGTCATACCCTTTAGATCCTTCTTCACCGTAGGTTATTTTAACCATCGCTTCGTAGGTTCTATATTCTATCTCTAATAACAGTGGAATTAACCTCATTACCCTACGTATATAGTCATTGGAACTGCTTTTAACGTATTTTGTACGTCTTCTGCCTCTTTTGCCTGTGCTTCAAGCTGTGCTCCCCTTGATGTAGCATCTAACATATCTCTCAAACTAGTAATAAGCTCAGTTTTTTCAGATCTTGCATCAGCTAATAGGTCTGCCTGGTTTAAAGTAGCTTCAGAACCCGGTATAGGTACGGTTCCGTACTTACCTCTAATATATGCAAGCATTTCTTTAGCTAAAGCTAAGGTGTATCTATAAATCCACTGTTTGCCGACACTGTTTATATGGGAGTATGTAGGGTTACTGTATGGAACTTCAGCTATGTTAGTTATTTTATTAACACTATTATCATAATTGATAGCATTCTTATCAACCTCTTTGTAATATTCAAAGTAAAGTGTGGCATCGGCAGTAGGAACTGGGAAGATCCTAAGTTGATTGTTTACTATTTCAAAAGAATACGATGACTTTCTTATTTGATCATTAAACTCAATACCTTGGAGTAAAGCTATGTCATAAGAAATAGGCATCATCATAAAGTTTATACCAGGACTAAAAGAACCAAAGTCAAATGCTGACATTAAAGACTGTATTCCTGTTCCAGTACCTGCGTAAGGATCAAAATACCGTTGAATAGCAGGAGGTGCTTCATAAAATACCTTTCTTATCTCAATACTACCTGTTATCCCTTGATCAACAGACCATTGATCTAAATCATAAAGCTGTTGCGATGCTGTTAATGCTAAAGACCCTGTATACTTTGTTACGTTACCACCAACTCCTGCTTCAGTACCGTAGTGTTTTGATATTTGCACTATTCGGTTTAAAGTAGGGTCAACTAATTGATTATTCAAAGAACTTCCTGTGCTAGAACCTTCAAGGTTTAGGTAGTTTTCCTTTATTTTATATTGAAATACTTCATTACCGTATGTAGTCACTGCTTCTTCAAAGCAGGTATAAAACGAACCACTTTCTAACTCAACATCCATTAGGGGATATCCCAATCTAGTAGCACAAAATTTTGCTACTTTATCTGCATCGGTGATAAAGGCTGAATCGGTGTCGTAAAATCCAAAAGGAGTTTGTCCAGAAGAAAACGTTGAACTTCCTCCCCAAATTTCTATGTTGGCCATTTAAACTAGTTTACATATAAATAGTCAAAAAAAAAGAGGGCCGAAGCCCTCTCTTTATTATCATTCTACTTAATCTTAGATTTGAGATAAATCAGAGATATGGATTTTTCCGTAGAATTCTGGTCTAATCATCTTCTTAGCATAACGAGTCATTAAACCTTTTCTTGGAGTGAAGGTTTCTGGATCGTATACTAGAGGAGTCATCATCAATGGTACATAAGGAGCATAAACAGCACCAGCTTCAAGGAATTGTGATCCTCTATATCCCATTAATACTGTGTTTTCAGTCATATATGGGTTTTTGTAAACTTGGAATCTGTTATTTAATGCACCTACTTTTTGTACGCCCATTGCAAATTGATCTTGATCACCGTTTGTAGCAGCAGCATATCCAGGAATTGATTCTAGGATTGTAGCTACTGTTGGAGATACTACTAAGAAATTAGCACCACCTCTCAACGTTTTTTGGTGAATCTTGTTAGATACTTTTTGTACTTTAGTACCTAATGTTTGGAACCACTGACCTTGAGTGTTGTAGAAATCAGAAGTGTTGGTAGTCCAAGCATTTCCGCTCCATACTTTGTTATTCTCAGCAGACCATTTTTCAGTGGTATTAGCATCTAAGATTAACATATCAAGAATCTCTAGATCGATTTCCATTGAAATGTACTCACTTAAAAGTGAAGTCAATTCAGCTTCTGCGTCTACAGAATGATATGCGTTAAGATCTTGTGCAAATTCTGGAGTCCATTGTGCTTTCAACTTACGTGTTTTAGCAACGATGGCTTCAGAAGCAAGAGTTACATCGATTTCTGGAATAGAAATAGAAGTATCTACAGCTCTGTTTGATCCAGCTTCAAAGTCACCTCTGTCATTGTCAGTAGGTTGTTTGTGATATAGTACTGTGTAGTTGTTAGAACCACCAGCAATATTTGAAGCATCTACTACGAAAGTAACGTCGTTACCAGATACAGAAGTTAGTTCTGGGTTAGTGTTAAGTTCTGTAGATCCAGATATTAGTCTAAATCCTCTAGCTCCTTTTAAGTCAGCTTTATCACCACTAGCAAATGTTACTGTTACAGTAGCAAAGTCAGCAGGATCTTTATCGTTATCGTATCCGATAGAAGCTGAAGTAGCTGATCCAGATGCGACACCTGTCGCTGATTTAGAAGCAGAGTTGATAGAGTAACCAAACTGGCCAGCTCCATAAAGACCTCCAGATGGGTCAGCATCTTTAGTCATTTTAGTAGAAGCTTCAGTTACGTTACCGTACATGTTTTCACCGTCAGTTCTTCCACCTCTAGTATCTCCATATTTGAAGTCTAGATAAAATACAAGTCCTGAAGGAAGGTTCATTGGCTGTACAGAAACAAAGTCCTGTGCAGAAATTTGAGCAAATACTTTTCTTACTAATGGTAGTGCAACACCTGCCCACTGCTCACCTTGTCCGGCAGTAAAAGTACCACCAGTACCTGTAGTGTTAGCTTCAGCTACGATTTGTTTAGCTTGGTTTTCAAGAATCATTGCCATATGACCGGCAGTTCTTTCTTCTAAACCTTCTAACAAACCAGAAGCAGCCCACTTTTCAGCTAGCTTTGCAGAGTCAGCTTGCATATTTTTGTAAGAGTTATTTGAACTCTCTAATAGGTTGTTAATTTCCATGATTTAATTAAAATGTTATATTATTTAATAATTCCAGCTAATTTTTGCATTCTAAGAACTGCAGATGATACTTCAGAAATTACTTCAGGTTTTTTAGCTGTTGTTCCTGTAGCTTTTGAAGCGCTGCCTTTGTGTTCTTTGATTGTAGTTTCTTTTTTGGTTCCAACATTATCAGATACAGTTTCGTAAACTAATTTTACTTCTTTTACTGTTTCAGCTTTATCGAAAGCAGCAATTACGTTTACTTTTTGTGATTCTGTTAAGTTTTGAGCCTTAAAGATTTTGTTTACATATAGAAGTTTAGCATTTAGAATATTCACTTCGTTTAACTCCTTTTTAAGAGTTTCGATAGTTTCTAAAGCTTCTTCGAGGTCTTCATTAACTGTTCTGTTAATATTAGTACCTTCTGCATGAGGATCGGCAGACTCCTGGTTAGCTGTTGACTTTGCAGTCACATCTTCTTCCACAGTGTCTTCGTCTTCTTTCTTACCTTCTTCCATTTCGTCTTCTTTGTCGCCTTCAGCAACAGTTTCTAACTCACGGATAAGTTCGTCAAGATCGATCTCATCTTCTTCGGCTCCCATTTCTGTTTCGCCGTCTAGTGCAGGTTCTTCAATAGGAGCTTCGTCTCCCATTCCTTCGATATCACCAGCATCCATATCGTCAGCAGCAGCGTCTCCGCCTACTTCTTGAGCAATAATGTCTCTGATCATGTCTTTGAATTGGTCAACAGAAAGTTTAGATAAATCTTCGTCTCCGTCGATTTCTTCTTCAGCTTCCATTTCTTCACCAGCATCTTCGATTTCGTCCTCAGCTTCGTCTTCAGATTCTTCTGAATCATCCTCTGCCTCGTCTTCGTGCTCAGCTTCTTTTACCGATTGTAATCCGTCGCTTTCCTCAATTGCTTCGTCCACGTCGTCTTCTTTAGATCCTTCTTCCATAGCATCATCTTTTTTAGAGTGCTTGGCTTCTTCTACCTCTTCTTCAACTTCGTTTACTACTTCTTCTTCAACAGTAGAATCTTCCATCTCTTGAAGTTTAGCAGCCAACATGTCTTTTAGATGAGGAGTTAAAGTCTCTTCTAAAGCTTCTTTAGCGTTAGCAATAGCGGCTTCACGTACAGATTTTGCTTCAGCAATAGCTTGCTTGAATAAATCTTTGTTTGCCATTATAAAAATAAATTGTGATTTCTACGATTATTTAGAATCGTAATAGAAAGGTTAATTTTTTTGAATACAGTATAGGTCACTGTATATTTGTATATAAATATATACTATTTACAAAAACTTAAACTGCTTTTAAAATCTCTTTTCCAATATGAGCTATATCTCTACCTTTAAGAGCTGTCTTAGTCATTGATAATGCAGCAGAGCCTACGTTTGCTCCTCTAATAGCTTTTAAAGCTCCAACTCCTGCTTGAATACCAAATGCTGCTAGTAGAGCAACAAATAAACCTTTAGCAATAGTTTGACGTTTATCCTTATCTTTTACGAAAGGAGATATAACTTGAGCAATTACATTAACAACTGATTTTTCGTTTTGGTGTGCCCATTGATGTATTGCGTCTGCTTTATCAGCAGCTTTCTCAAAATTCATTTTACGTAATGCTTTAGCAGCATACTTACCTAAAATATCAATAACTGTATTTGCTGTCAAGGCCCAACCTAAAATAGAAACTGGGTCTAATAACTCGTTTACCTCACCGTCTTTAAGTTCAGCATCAAAAGCAGCTTTTAATTGAGCTGCCATTTGTGATTCATCACTTTCGTAGATAAGGTCTTGGAGTTTCATTATGCTCTAAGAATATCGTTAATAATAGAATCTAAATTAGAATATTTAGAAACTTTTATTTTTCCTTCTTGTAAGGATATAGGGTTCATAAATGCTCCGTGAGTAGAAGGATTAGAAACAAAGTCCCAACATACTAGTTCGAAATCGTCTTGTACTTCTAAATGTCCTTCGTTAGTTTGTTGTACTGATCCAGTACCTCTAGATGAGATTCCAATTGTATGTCCGGCTTTAATAATCTCTTTAACAATATTACCGGCTGGTGTGTTTAGTAGTTCTACCTTACCCATTAAGTCGTCTCCCTTCCAATAAAGCTCTTTTACTATATGAGATGCATTTTTTAGAGAAACTACAGGAGATTCAGGATGATCCAGTTCTCCGAAGGCATTACCACGTTTAACAAATTCGTTAACGTATTTTTCTGCTTCTCTCTCTAATATCTCTTTTTTATAGACTCTACCGTTTTGGTTCTCCGCAGATGCTCTCTGCATAACACCTTCGACTTCAAAGACTCCAGGTTTAGTTTTGGATTCTGTAATGGTAGGTTTAAATGGCGTAACGTCTACTAATAATTGTGCCATAATTTATTTTTTTTCGTTTACAGGTCTAAAAACTGTATCTTTAGGAGCTTCTTGTTGAACATATCCTCTATCAATGTCTGCTTGTGAAATACGTTTTACTTTAGGCATATCTAAACCTCCATGAAATTGTTGTTTAGTGATATGTTTAAGATCTTTCACAAAGGCATTTTCAATAGAAGGTGCAATAAATGCTCCTACTTTTAAACCTTCATCATTTCTTACCTCTCCTAGATCGTCATATATTTTTTGGACTTTAGCTCTTGTTTTATCATAGAAAGCTTCGATTTCTGTTACAATATTTTCTAATGCAATTACGGCTGGTTTTAATCCTTCGAAAGACCCATATTCATCTGCAATTCTTGCTAATTCATTAGTAGCTGCTTCGTTTAACGTCTGCTCTTCTAATATTTTAGTAATAATGTTTTTTACAGCTTCATTGACGTTAGACTTTTTTCCCATCGCTTTTTTGATAGCTTTGTCTTTAGCAGCCTTGTAATCGTCTCCGTCTACATCTCCATCTCCGTCATGATCTTTACCTTTCTTTTCGTCTATGTAATCTGTATTAACAGATTCATATTCGTCATAATTAGCCCATACATCATTTATATCACTATAGTCGATGGTTCCGTCAAAGATATCGTCTCTATGAGTTTTAATAAACTCAATAGCATCGTTATTAGAAACTTTTAATCCTGTTTCTGGATGACCTGTAATAGTTAAAAAGTCTATGATACGTCTCATAGCCATTTTTCTATCGTGGTTAGAAGCTCTTTGTCCTGGAATTCCTGGTTCTGTTGGGATAGCATTTGCTTCTTTCATCTTTTCACCTGAGTGAATATTAACCATATCTAGTTTGTTTAGAATTTGATCAATCATTGAACGAATTCCTGTATTTTTAACAGTAATCCACTGGTTAGAATTATCGTCCCAAACGTACCCAAAATCGGCTCCAAACTTGTCAATTTCCTCAGCAATTTCTCTAGCTCTTTGTTCTGGATCGTCTGGTAAAATTACCTTACCGGGTGCGTCATTATGAGTAGCTTCAATTTCTCCTGTTTCAGGATTTAGGTAGGTAATATACCCTTTCATTGCTACTTCTTTAGCTTTCTCATCATCGTTGTAATGAGTCTCTAACCCTACACCTAAATTTTCAGGATATCCATCATAGTGGTTATACGTAGTGGTTAATCTATCTCCTGATAAGTATCCTACTAATGCTCTAGTTCCTTCTGTCATTAGTTTAGCTTCTTTCAACGTAGCTTTTTTCATATCGTTAAAAGTATCTTTTTCCAAAGCACCTCTTTTAGTTTCTTTCATCTTATCGTTTTTATCAACTTTAGATGATTCTTTTGCTAAAAGATTATAATAGTGTAAAGGATCTTTTTCGATATTAGCAATAGCTTTTGCTTTAGCCTTAGCTTGTACTTCACCATCATCACAGGTAGCAGGATCATGTCCCATTGCAGCTATTTCTACATCCATACCTCTCCTAACAGAGTCATCAGAAAGGTTTTTAGATGGGTTAGAGTATGTTTCAAAAAGCATACCTCTATTTTTGAGAATTTGTACAGTATCGTCAAATCCATTAAACTGTGAGATATACATCGGATAAGATTGTCTCATCTGGCGTACAAACTCCGTTTTAGCCATTTTGCCTTCGTTTACGGCTTTATATTTTTCTGTTGCTGTTACTTGTCTCATATTTTATAAGTAATCAAATCCTTTTGTATGTGATGGCCGTTTAGGACGGCTAACCTGTTTAAATCCAATTTTTTTTAAGGTCTTTTTTGCTCTTGTAGCCTTACCTAAAAAATTTGGTGTAGCATACTGTTCTCCTTGACCTGGTGTAAATGATGCTCCACCAACATTAGTAGTGTTAGCCTCATCTAATTCCTGTATTACTTCTCTAACTAATGTAACAAGCTCTGATTTTTTCATTACAGAGATTTTAACTCATTAACTAAGTCATAATACTGCATAAGGTTAACTAAATGATTATCTGAAATTCTCTCTTTATTAGAAATAGGAGTAATAGCTTTAGATACTTCATCTAGTTTAATTTTTACTACTTCATCTTTCACTTTAGAAGATAACTTATGAACTGCTGTTGCAATTTTCATGAGCTCTTCATTAACTAAGTTGCGTAAACGTGTTTGTGAATTAACTGAAGTGATAAATTCCTTAAGTATATTTTTTTGCTCTGGAAGTAAGTCTTTATACGTATCATTAAACTTCTCTAATAGAATTTTAAAAGTAAGAAGTTTTAAATCTTTATCATATTTCGAATACTCCTCTATTAGAGTATCTTTTACGTCCTCAGCATTTTGTTTTTGTGTTGTTAAATGCTCTAATAACGTAGACTTGTAGTTTACTAAGTACTGTGGGTCTAGTAAGTTATCATTATTTTGAGCTTCTAATAAACAGTATAAAGAAGCTAATGCTTTATAATCAGGAGTCTGAATTGCAAAAAATTCATCAAGATTATAATTTTCTTTAATATCAGAAATTAAATCATACTTTTGATTTTTTAAACTAGTTTGATCTAGCTTTCTAGATATCTCAGTAATTGTAGAAAGTATTGTTTCCGCTTTTGCTTGACTAACTTGTCTGTTCTTGAGTATAAACTCATAAAGTTTAAATTCTCTAACGAGTGTGGTCTTACCGGTGAAGTGCTTTTTAATAATCTTAACAGCAGCTGAGTCTCTATTATTAAGAGTGTCAGATGCTATTTGTTTTATTAGCAATTCAAATATTAAACCGGTGTTGCGGTATTTAGAATGTTTTATCTTCATTATACACGTTTACATTTATAAATATGTATTAGTTACCTAAATCCTTAATGTTGTCTTCATTAAGTAACTCAGATGTGTCTTCTGGTTTTTTATCGAAAACAATCTTTTTTAACATATCTTTATTTTGTAAGTAAACAGTGTTGGTAGATTGATTTTCCATAACGTTTTCATTATCTGATGGGTATCCGCCTTTCATTCCATGTATTCCTAGTGGATCTCTCCCTCCTAAGGGGTTTTCTTGGGTGCCGTAAAAAGATGGTCTTTCTATAGGTCTACCACCTTCTGGTCCAGGTTGACCCCATTCCTGTTGTTTAGGAGGTTCTAACTCAGAATATCCATCTGGTACTGCTCCAGGTTCTCCTCCTTTAGGAGTAGCAACTGAACGTCTACCGTACATAGAAGCTAGGTCGTGTGGAGTACCGTAAGTGACTCCTGATTTAGCAGGATCGTTACCTTCTGATTCAATTTGAGCATTTCTAAATATCCTTTTAGTATCTTCTCTAACTAAATCTCTTTGCTCCATGTATTGATCTTCAGACATATCAAATATATTTTCGTAAATATAATCAGAAGAAAATAATTTTGTGTCTGTCATTTGAGAAGCTAAATCAATTTTCTCTTTTAATAGAGCTACTTTCTCTTGTTCAAATATAATTGAAGGAGTTGATAATTTAATCTCAAAGTTAGTTAAACTCTCTCCAGTAAACCCTTGTGTATAAAGGTGAATTAATGCTATCTTAGTTAACTCAGATTCAAGTATTTTTTGCACTCTTTCAACTGTTCTTGCAAAACGTATGTCTTCTGCAGCCAGAGTTGCTTTACCATTTAAATCTCCTTCATATCCAAAATATGCTTTAGGTATCTTTAATGCAGCAAATAACTTAGCTTGTAAGTACTGAACGTCAGTAGTTCCGTCATAGTCCAATCCTTTTGTAGTTTCTATACGAGTAGAAGTGTCTCCTCCACGAACTGGAAGATAAAAATCCTCCATCATGTTTTGTATATTAAACTTGAGATTGTAGTTTCCATCTTGGCCTATATAAGGTGTCTTTTTCATTGCATCAATAGTTTTTTGCATGAATTGATCAACCTCATTTGGTGGAATAGAACCTACGTTAATGTAGAACATTCTCTTCTCAGGAGCTCTCATGATACGGTGTATTAACATCGCATCTTCCATCAAGTTAGTCTGCTTAAATATCTTTCTAGCAGGTTCTAAATACGAACGTCCGTAAGGAAGGTAAGTTACGTCTGATAATAATCTAAAGTGCGCTACTTCATAGTTATCAAATACTATATTTTGCTTGTTGGGCTTTTTAGTGTAGTTAGGATCTGATGCTGCTGCAATTCCATCTATTTCTAATTCAAATTTTACTTCGTTAGGATTTTCAGGATCAAAACCTTCATGTCTAATAATGTTATACACAGTGTAAGGTAGTACGTTATATACTCCGAACTTCTCTGCTATTTCTAGCTTTAAGAAAAAGTCTCCGTATTTTAGCATATTACGTGTCCATGACCATAAATTAAACTCGATGTTTAATACGTCATAAAATAAGTTGTAGAGGACTCTCTGAATATTTTCATCAGAAGATTTTATTGAAAGAATTTCTCCTTGATCGTTCTTTACTGTAGCTTCATCGGATACAATGTCTAGTGCTGAAGCTATAATGGAATCTGTGTCCATAGCTTCATAATCAGAGTATAGTTGTACTCTAAGTGTCTGATAGTTTAGGTTAGGGTTGTAGACGTTTCTGTTATTATAGACGTAGAGTCTATTAAACCTGTCAATCAACGAATTCGTTTGAAATCTACCAGTTTTTTGAATTGAATTGACATCTGCAACTTTTAGCTGATCTCCTCCGATGTTTCTTACAACAACATCAGATGAAAAAAGCCTTTTTAGTCTGCCAAATAGTGAAGTATCCGCCATTACGGTTTATTTTATTTATAAATATACTATTTTAATAACCAACTAATGTCTTCTTCTCCATTAGGTGTTTTTATAAGATAAGGATTTTCCTGCTTATAACCAACTGTTTGTATAATTGCATTATTGCGAGCATTAAGTTTACTGAATGAAGACAGTTGTGCTCTAGCTAAATCCATACCCTGTTGTCTTAGTTTTAATGCAGTATCTCTTACATAAAGAGCAGTGGCACAGGACATTATAAGGTCGTCATTGTATCTATCTTGAGCTTGTGCTTTACCATTTTTCCATACAAACACTCTCATTTCTGACATTAAACGTTTAGATTGTACTGTGACTGATTTTTCTCTAATATATTCGATCATTTTAGCTATCACTAAAGGTCTAGTTCTAGCTGACATAGTAAAACCGGGTACTAATTTATCTCTTTCATACTTGTACATGTATGACTCTACAGATTCCATATTATTGGTAGTACTGTAATACATGTTTCTATATTCTCTTTCTAGTATCTGTTCAATTGTAGCCCAGCCTATATTTGCATTCTCACATACAAGTAGTGCTTCATTGTATTCTGATGCTATTCCTACAAGCATATTGCCAAAGTCCTTAGGTGACAATTTTCCTTTGTATTCAGCAACTTGTACAGCATTCTCTATATCAAATATGTGAAAAGCCGAATAGTCAGTTGAATCCCCTCTAGCGACGTCAGCTACAACCATATAAGACTTGGAGTAATCTACTCCTTCCCATATCCATAAGTTACCATCTACTCCTCTTCTTTCAAGAGGGTCTCTTTGGTAAGTCTCTTCATAGAATGCCATATCTTCCGGTTCAAAGACTGTATCACCAGAAGCAAGAAAGTCACAGTCGCACTCCTGTCCGGCCATTCTAGGACCTAAATCATTATCTTGTTGATCTCTCCATTCTTGATTTCTTTCAGGATGTACTGTCCAAGGCAGTCTGATAGGTAAGAATGAATTCTCCCCTGTTTCAGCTCTTTCCCACGTTTGGTGAAACCAGTTACCAATACCGTTAGGAGTAGACAGTGCCATACATTGTCCACCTGTAGCTAACGTTTGTTGTGCTGCTGTAAATGTATCTTCTACGTTTTCGATAAAAGCAGCCTCATCCATTAGTAGTAATGATACCGCTTCTGAACGTGCAGCATCTGGTGATGATGATTTAGCTTGTACTTTTGATCCGTTTTTTAAACGTAGAGATAATTTGTTTTTTTCAACGGATGGTAGCTTTAACCATTTAGGTAACTCATCATACATAAAGATAACTTTTGTCACTAAGTTACGTGCTGTAGCCTGAGTTGTAGCTAATGCTAAAATGTTCTTATCTTTATGGAATAACATTAACCATAAAGAGTATCCAGCAGCTAAAGTTGATATACCAAGCTGTCTAGACTTTAATGTAATAAGGTATTGATTGTCTCTAAATAATCGAAGTACTTTTTCCTGAAAAGGGTAGAGGTTAAATAATATACGACCACGAGTTGGGTGCTGTATATGGCAGTACTTCCTCATGAAATACGCCGGATCTTTGGCACACTTAATATACTCTTGTGCGATTATTTTTTTTATATCCTTTGACATAACTATTTAATTCCATTTCTGAAGACTTGTGGTGCTAAACCGTTTTTTAAATTAACAGGGCTTGAAAATGTTTGTGGTTTTTCATCAATATATGCCATTAACTGCTCTGCACTTACTGAAAGATAATCTCCAAAACTTGTTTTTGTATCAACAAATATAAAATGATCTACACCTTCGTTTTTGACATAAGAGCCAGCATATACTTTTTGTAAAGCAACTCTACAATTAGTAGGGTCCTGACAGCTATCAACTGTGATGTACTTATTAACTAAGTCTGAATGGTATACCTGTTTAAGAAGGTCTTTGAGGTCGTTTACAGCTTCTTTAAATTCATCTGGTGAATTTCTATAAATTGCAGGCATAAACTGATCTGGTCTTGAAGTATCTCTAACAAACTGTTGTGCGGTATCCAATATTTTAGCACCCCCAGTAAATGAATGGTCTCTTTTACCTAATCTAGCAGCAGTCCCTTTTACTTCTAAATATTTTCCACCCCAATCGAGATCGCCTTTTTCACCTTTCATCATCTTGACATCACTTATGAGTGTAGCTAATCCTACTTCTGCTTTACCAACTCCTCTACCTCCTTCTTGACCTCCTATACTAATCAAACTTTGTACAGTTTTTGCAGATAACTTACCGTCCAACTTACTAATAAGGTTTCCTTTATACCCTAGTTGAGAAAAAGATGGAGCGTTTTGTACATACTCCATGTAGTTGGTTAAATCGTCATTATCTGCTAAAACGTTAAATACACGTTGTGGTGCATCTCCTGATTCCAATGTACCGTTATCAATATTTTGGCTATTAATGTACTTGAAGAATTTATTTTGACTAGGTCTATTTTTAATGTACTTACTTATAAACTGTAATGCTTCTGTGTCGTTAGAAATAGAACTAATTAGTTGTACTATATCATCAGCAGAAATTGTTTGTTTTTCTTCTGACAGTTCAGATATTAAGGAATCTAAAATTTTTTTGTCTTCAGGGTTGTTTATATCTGGAATACCTGTTTTAGTCCTCCATGCCCATTCGTTGTATAGCTTATCAGTAACATTCATTTACTTAAGAATTACAGACATTTTTAATTCGACTTCATGTACCTTATATTTTAGTACTGTCTCATATTCTTGTTGACGTTCTTCATCTGATTGTATTAGGTGAGAATCAGCTGTTTTCTTTAGACTTGCATAGTATTTTTTATCTTCAACTAAATCATTAAGAGCATTTTGAGCTCTTTTAGGAGTAGTATAGTAACTCTTTGCAAAATATGCAGGTAGTTCTCCTTCTCCATTTAAAACAACCCATCTAGTTTCAGTCTTATCTATTAATGCTCTACCACTAGCTTCATTAATTTTATTCTCAGATAAGAATTTTTTTAGGTCAAAAGTATCTTTCATTATGTTTCTGGTAT